AAAGCCTAACAGCTTGTTAGCCCGGCTAGATGCTTCGGGTAGCTCCATCGAGATAGAGTCAGAATCGGTAATAGGCTTTCGGACAGATTGCTCGAATGCGCGGTTAGTCTGTTCGCCTGCTAACCATAGATTATCGAAGTCGCTGTTAACCTCAGACGCTAGGAAGTCACCAGAGTTTGTATAGTTCTGGGTTCGCGAGTAGGGCATATCACGGTATATAGTGACAATGTTCCCGCCAGTAGTACCAGAGGTCAGGACTATATTCCCGCCAGTATCAGAGCCAACGCCCGTAACTGTGTAATCAGTCCCCTCTGATAGAGGAATGCCGTTAATCAATACGACGATATCGTCCTTGTCTACGATCTCAAACGTATACGCAAAAAGCGCCTGGCTAGGAGTTGCGGTATATTGGTTACGGCTTGTGTTGTCTGCTACTGTCATAAGTCACCTGTTTTCGGATATTTTACCAAGTAAATCGCCTTTCTTCGATCTATACCTTGTTACTCTAACTCTTTAATGTATTGAGCATATCGATCATTCGCTTGTTTTGCTCTAGCCAAAATCATGTCGTCAATAACTCGTAGCTCTTTTTCTTTCTCTTTGCCGGTCATTACAAGATTTTCGTATATTAAATTTCTACGCTTGTTAAGTTTTCGAATTACTTTTGTACTAGATTTAAAATATGGGATCGCTTGAACTATGGCTCGGTTTTGTTCTCGATACTCCGCTCTTTCATCGCCTTTTAAATCTTTTAATTTGTTCTTAACTTGAGTAGCAAGATTGGCAGATTCATAAAAAATTTGTGTGCTTTCCGCTACGCCGCCAGTTGGAAACCTCATAGTAAAAGCGCGAATCAATGGATCGTCTACCGGGCTAGTAGGATCGGCAGGAATCTCTTCGCCGTTCCACTTTCTAACTTCATTGATAATAAAATCACCAGCATCAGTAAGATACTGCGCGCTTCCTGCAAGTGATCCACGCAAAGCATTGTCTATCTTAGCTGGCGATACCTTTAACAAATCACCAAGCTCTTGCGCTACTTCGCTAGTGCCTTTTGTCTTGCGCTCCTCTGGTGGCAAATCATCCATCCAATCCGGATAAATCGGCCTGCCTTGAAAAAAGTTATAGTTAGCCGTACTTTCAATAGCCACTTTAACTAAAGGCGGTATAACAGCACTAGGATCGTAAATTGGGCTAACAGACCCAACAACACCTTTAACTATGTCCAGCCAAAACTTTTGGCCTTCTTGCATATCTTCGGTTCCCATCCACGCAAGGAACCGTTCCGGAACACTTCCAAATATGTAGCCCAATGAAAACGGCTTCGGATATCGAACCCATGTATCGCCAGACTTAAACACCCAAAACATATCTTTTTGCCATTGAGGTATTTCACGATATTCTTGGCGCTCATCTTCTGGTGCGGCATACAGGTAATAACCAGCTAATATAACACTTGGCATTGTAATCGTTGCTGTCGCCCACATTGTTGTGGCTTTAGGATTGTCTCTCATAGATCGAAACAACTTGTCCGCACCCTGCATGCCGGCATTAAAAAACGGTATATAGCGGTTAATAATCTTTGACGCTGTGCCGCCCCTAGCAAAATCGAGTGTTGCGTCTCTGGCTTCAAAGCCCGCCTCTAAGTCAGATGCGCCTTTTCTTTTTGCGGCATTAAATACGCCAATCCTCACCGACTGCTCTAATCCAAGACTAATATCATTTGGCAATCTAAGAGGGTTTTTTAAGTATCTAGCTATCTTGCTTTCTGGATTAAGAAGCTCTTGTTGCGCCTTTTGCAGTCCGTTGTCAGATAGCTCCATATAGCTATTAAACGAGCCACCTGACGCCATCCATTTCTGGTGCAAGTCAGTCCTATTAGTTAGTGCAACCAAGCCTCTAATTGGGTCAATTACTGGAGTGGGACGAGCTGGAGACTGAATAAACGAGCTTTGCATATCTCGCAATACGTTTCTTGCCCAAAACTCTGGAATTAATGTGGCACCAGCCCTTAACAACGTAGCCGGGCTTTGCAACATTCGAGTTACAAAACCTAACTGCTCAGGTTGCATTTGCTCCATTGCTTTAAGAATTGCAGGATCAACACGGAAAAACTTCTTCTTACCGTCTTTGAAAACAATAATCGCGTCTTTAGGAACAACTTGGCTTGGTCGATAAACGGTCTTGCCATCAACCGTAATACGTTGCATCGGGACTTTCATTGGCTCAATGTACTCTTCCATTATCGGAGCCATATCCGCAATAGACTGAGCAACCCGGTTTTGCCAAGCAAGATCCACAATTCTAAAAGTGTTTTTAATGATTGATTCAATCGGGTCTTTAATCTCTTTTTCTGACCCAACAATCTTTTTAATAACCTTGTTTATAGTGGCGTTAGTGAACAATTTGCCTTTTGTGCTGGCACCGTACTCACCAAACTCTTCATCCAAAACACGCTGAAATGGGATGTAGTTCTGATTGGTTTCTTGAATCTTGTCGAATGTTTCTTGCGACATATTTCCAGATTGCACCAACAGATCAAGCATTCTTGTCTGATAGTCATATAGTTCTTTGGCCGAGCTATCAAACCAAACAAGTGCATCTCCATACTTTAATGCAAGCCGGTCTAGCGTCTCTGCCGTTTCAATCTTTTGCTTATCGCTAACCTCAACGTCTTTACGCAACTGCAAGTCTTGATAGTAACGACGCGCAATCAAGTAGTCGGTAAAGTCTTTTTTCCTATTGGCTTTGTTAGGCTCAATCTGAAAAACAGCGTTATCAAAATCCTCCAATATCGCCTTTAAGCCTTTTCCAGTAATAACGGCCTGCCCATCACTATTAATGTAAAAAGTATTGCCAATAATGTTTTGCGTTGCCATGCCAACAACGCCGTTATACGCTCGATATAAATAACGCAAATCTCGGCCAACTCTTGTTTTTAAGCCGCGTTTTATTGCTTCAGTTGCTAAGTCTCTAAATGCTCCAAGCGAATCAAACCATTGATAATAGAAGTCGTTAAAAATACTTTCTTGCGGAGCTATTGCTGTAGGCTCTTGCTGAACAGCCGCATCAGTCTGTGACTCAATAATCGTATCGCCGCCACCAAAAACATCCCCTTCTGTCTCAATGTACGCCTCTAACTCACGAACATTGTTTTCAAATTCTTGTTGAGTAATCCCAGAAAAATCCTGATCAATAGCGGCTTCTAGCTCTTCAGCCGATAAGCTCTCCAGCTCAACAAGATCGCTTGTATCTTCACGATCAAACTCAGTAAACAATTGCTCAACTTCTTGTTCGTTTAACTGCTCAAGCTGTTCTATCTCGTTTTCAATAGCTTCTTGCTGTGCTTGTTTTTCGGGATACGCCGGGAATGTAGGGTCGGCAACCATCTGACCAATAACATCCGCAATCTCAGAAACGTCCGTTGTTTCGTTCCAGTAATCCGATTGGATGTTAAAAATTTCATCAAACGACCAACCGCCATCAACCCTAAAAACAGTTGCGCTCATCCTTTTGTTAATAGCTCGTAAATCAGCAATATCAAAACCAAGCTGTGAAACAATAGACTCAACGTTAATGCCGCCAGCTTTTGCAATAACGCGCGCTAACTTAGTGTTATCTCGCTTTGCCGCGTTTAACTTGCGATTCCACTTTGCTAAGATTTGGTTTTTAAGCTCAATTAATGAATCAATAGCCCCTTGCTGATACTGGTCGTATGCCTCTAAAGCATCAGCACGAATAACCTCTACGCCGGTTTCAATTTCTTTTACAGCCTCTTCAACAGCAGTAGGAACATACAGCGCCTCATCAATTACCGATTCCTGCTCGGTAACATTCATATTTGAAACGGCTTCTTCTGCCTGATCCTTTGTCATCCCTTTGTTAATTAGAATGTTGGTTACTATGTTTGCGGATGTTTTAACACCGCCAAAGGCTCCGATTAAACCAGCTTCAAGTAATAGCTGATCCTTAGATGGAACTATCCCTTCTAATACCTGATCAAAGGTATAGCCCTCTTCAAGCGTTAGATTTACTGTTTCACGCAGAACATCCGCAACGCGCTCTTCCCCCAGCTCCGCAATCATTCCGTTCCATCCAGCACGAGTAAACACCTCACTAACACGCGCATTTGGATCAAGTTTCTTGTACGCTTCAAACAAACCCATTTTTAACTTTTCGGGTAGCTTATTAGCGGCACTAATTAATGGCGTTTTTAACCGATTAGTAACAGGGTTGATTAGGTATTTGTTTAAAGTGGCACCAGACAATTCACTCGCCACCTCAACAGAGGTATATGCCAGCGCCTTTAACGCGCTACTTGCCGGGCTGTCTTTAGATTCTTGAAATAATATCTGACCTTTATCGCTTACCGCCCACGGCCCTAATCGTTGTTCGCCATAATTCCTAACCGTCATAGGAACCATAGCCGCTGATTGTGCCGCTACTCGCGCAACTCGACCTGTTTGCCGAATAGCAAATTGCTGGGTTGCAGTTTGTGCCGCGCCTTTAGTTAATGCTTGTACTGTAGCTGTTTGAGCCGCTTTGCCTATGCCGCCAGTAGCCATAAACTCAAGCATAAAGGCCGGCATCTGCTCGCCATAATACCTAAACTTGCCGCCGTAATTCATGCCTCGAACAGACATCTCAAGCTGTTTGTTAATAAACGTATCTATTGTTTCTTGTTCGTTTGGTTTTAGCTCTTGACCGTCCTCTATCTTTTTAGAAATAGAAAGAAGCTCTAATGACTTTGCACCTTGAACTAAACCCCCGCCTGGCAACACCTGAGACCAATCAAGAAAATCGCCCGCCTCTCCAAAACCTATTGGGTTGTTTTCCCATGACTTTAAAACATCGGCAGGAAATCGAGTATTAGCAATTTCAAGCATTGATTGACGTTGGCGCTCATCCTCATCGAATAACGCTTGCGCCTCTTCGCCTTCAGTATCAGAGCTAATTACATTATCCAATGCCAATGAATTAGCTTTAGGAACGTCTACTTGAACAGGATCAGACTGCTCTGCCGAGTAAGCATTAAAAACTTCCGCAAGCTCTGCATCAGTAGGAGGTGAATCGCCGGTTAGCGATAACGTGCGGCCAGTAACAGAATCCGTTACTTCATAAGTAGGCATTACTCAACCACCTTTACTGAAAAGCGACCTACTGTTTTGTCCTGTGACTCTTCTCTGTTTAATTCTTCTGGCTTTGATAAAACCTCACGAACCTGAGTCATTACTTCACTGCGCCGAGTGTTTTGGACTTCATTCACCACTTCAGTCGCGTATTTCGTCCATAAATCCCGCTCAATTGTTCTAGTAATTGTTTGCCCTTGCTCTTCAAGACTTTGTTTTTCAAGCTCCACGCGCTCAAACAAAAGCCTAACTGCAACGCCATTAAGATCAGGCGGTAGTGACGTTTTAATAATTCTGCTGGCCCGAGTCCAAGTTGAGGCAATATCGGCAGTAGCACCGGCAATCTTAGCCGAGGTTAGTGTCTGTAATTGCTTTAAAATCTTTGTTTCGTCTGTTTGCGTTAGCTGTCCATTGATTCTGGCTTGAATTACCTCTTCTTGAAGGTTGGTGATTCCTGTCAAATACGCAGAAGAATCCGCCTCTAAATCTAACTGAGCATTCAAGTCATAAGCACGAGATATGATATTTCCAAACTCCTGCGAGTTACTTGTGGCTTTTAGCTTATCTACTGAATTTACATAAGCTCTTAAAAGACTTGCCGGCCTATCACCAATCTGCCCGAGCATTTCTGCTTCATTAATAGAAACAATTTTTTGCTCGTTTGGAATGCTTGGATCTTGCGCCATGCTCATAGCATCAGTGTAGTTTTGCGCCTGAGTAATTGCATTTACCTCAAGTGCTTGCTCTGCCCTTTGAATCTCCGCATTTTCGTAGTCATCGACTCTTTTCTCTAGATTGTCGATAAGAGCGTCTCGCTCTTCTGGGTCTAAAGTAATTGAAGTGTCAGGATCAATGGGGTTTTCTATGCTGTAAACATCTGACTCTTTGATGCCAGAAATAACATTTCTTGCTTGTTCGATTGTTTGTATAGGATTTAAGTTTTCATTTTCTGTTAGAGCGCGGTCGATTTTACCAATTGCATATTGCTCTACAATCTGATCATTTAGCTTTAGCGTTTTCTCTGCAAACTGCTCTTTGCTTAAATTAGGATCTCGTGCGGCAAGATCAAGCCTAGATTGATACGCAACCCTGACACCCTCAGAATCTTGCATTCTCGCTAAGTTAAGAATGTTTACTGATTCACTTTCAATGAGCGTATTAGTTTCGGCAGAGGCTTGATCTGCTATAGCCTTTCTTTCAGCTTTAGCAATTGGCGATCCAGCCGTCTTAACAATTTGATCGTAATAAGATTGAATGCCGGGTTTTAAAAAGTCTGGAGTCGCGCTATTTACACCTTTAAACGCGCCTTCAGACAGACTTATAAATTCAGCAGAATTAGTAGGGTTTTCTTTGGCAAACTGCTCAATTTGCGTCCTTAATGAGTTTTTAGCGCCAGCCTCATAACCAGCAAGAACATTCCTGTTAAATTCAACGTCTTGTTGCAATGTCGAATACTCATCGTACACTCTTAGCTCTGGAGCCTCGCTAGTAGCCGCAAAGCCGGCGCCAGCAACTAAACCATCTTTAATGGCTTGCTCTGTATCAATTTGATCTTGAACGGCTTGCCGTTCTTTTTTTCCTTTTTCAGCAAAGCCTACTGCCAAATCGCCAACTTGTTCAGCTAATCCTGCAAGCGCACGAACACGACGATCCGAATAATCATCTACTCCTGTAGGCGTAAACTTGCCGTAGTAATCAATGCGCTTCTGAGCCATAACTATTATTCCGCCAATTGCGCCGCCTTTGCGCCGCCACTTAACAATGTACTTGCCGCACCAATGTATGCAGTTTGTTTTGCTGTTTTACCTGCTCGTATAAGGGCTGATTGTCTTAGCTTTTCTGACAAATCAATGGTTGCTTCGCTAAGCCCCGCTTTCTTTGCGCTTTCTAATGCCAGACTAGCTGGCGTACCTTCCCCAGATATTCCAGACATTGATTGCGCCACAACATTAGAAGCCAATGCGCGGTTTAATTCTTCTCTGCGTTGTAGCTCTCTGCTTTCTGCGGCCAATCTTTCTTGTTCTGCTTGCTGTTTCATCTGCTCTTCTTGCGCCTTGCCAGCTTGAACCTGTCCGTAAGCAGACGTTGCTGTTCCAGCGGCAGTCAAGGCAATCGCTGTAATAACCCAACTCATTGTTCAGTCTCCAGTATCTGCTCGGCAATCTTCTCAGGATTGGTTTCATCGGTAGGATGATAAGTCGTCCATACCGTATCTGTTACTGCGTAGATAACTCGCTTCATGCCGGGCCTAGTTTGTCCTGTATACGGTGCAATCATGTGTTCCTTGCCTTCGTGCGTCACTGCGTAGCACTCGCCTTTTGATACTGTGAATATGTGATTGGTCTTGTGTAGTGCGCCAACCAAGCATACACCCGCAGGAATGAATAACTCTCGCGCATATAGACCGTCAGCAAAGTGATCAGTCACAACCGTCTCGGCTTGAGGCATCTGAAGCATCAAGTCCTGCGCTTTGAAGATTCCATCCTGTAAGGCAAGGTTCATCAGTTGCCCTCAACTTCGTATTCAATCATCTGTATGTGCATGGGCGTAGGGTCTGGACAAGTGATTGTCGGTATGACCTCGCGGCCCCAGCCGTTAATATCGTAAACGTCTTCTATTATGCCAGTTTTAGGAATAATCGACGCGCCAGTTAATGGGGATGTAGTGCCAGCCTCACCAAACTCGCGAACAGGTACAGCAATGCCGTCAATGTTTATGCCAGAAGACTCATAGACACGTACGTTCATCCGTACGATCTTCTTGAGCCGCATCTGATTCTGGCCTGATCCGATGTTTGTGTTCAGCGGCATCGGCTTAATAGTAGGGATAAAGGGTAAGCCGACCTCATACGTGGTAAAGCTGTACACCTCACTAGAATCGAGGGTGATTTCGCCACTAGCTACCGTGTAAGACGACAGCACATAGCCTTCGTTCGCGTCAGCTTGACCTTCGCGGGTTAACACCTTGACCGATTCACCGTCTAAATGGTCCAGTCCGTCGATAACACCAGCCACTTGGGCGCTCTTAATAGAGCAATCCATCAAGTAGGTGAAGTCCCAGCGCTCAATGAACAGTTTCGCAACGCTGTTTACAGTCCGCTCGACAGTCATAAAGAGCTGATCATCTACAACGCAGACGCTCTTGATATCGCCGTCTGTATTCCAGCCTGTATAACCGTTAATGTCCTGACTTCTCAGGGTGTTTAGGATCGTCGCTGTACCATCTGTATTGACGATAAACAACCAGTTAGCGTCGTCACTTGCAGTACCCGCTAGAAGGGCCATATCGACCGGCTGGTTGATTAAGTGAGAGGCCAGTACCGATCTATCGTCTGACGTGTAAGCGTCCTCGTTAAACGAATACAAGAAGCTCAGAAGGGACTTGCCGTGACGGTCAACGAATATGGTCGATCCGTCTACGTCTTGGACCTCAACCTTGTTCGCGCCGTGTGAAGTCTGTGGCGCAATCGTGATCGAGCTAGGTGTGACAGGTTTACTAGTAACAGCAAACTCAGCACCCGACGTAAATACCTGCAAGTTACGACCGGGGTACACGTCAACAATGTCATTCAGCTTGCGGGATGAGATGGTCGCAAAGATCGCCTCATCGTCATCACCGTCATCAATATCGAAATCGAAGAATGCGCCTGTCTTAGACATAAAGATCGACTGCGGCTTGGACTGAGTGCCGCCTAATACCAATCGACCTTCATAGAAACAAATACTGACGGGATATCCACGAGTAGCGGACCACACATCCTCTTTACGTGGGGTGCCTGTCTGCGTCTTGGTAAACTCAATCTCGTGATCAGCAGAGCCTTCAGTCACATAGGCAGAAAACAACTCGAAATCCTTTGTCGATTCGCCTGATATCGTGATTGTGTACTCTTGGCTTCCCGTTCGTGCTACGGCTACGCCTGTCTCACCAAAGACCGGCATCTCTTGCAGGTTCTTTTGGATGTTAAATACAGTTGAGGCTTGCTCATCAGCAGTCGAATCACCGGCATAGCTAATGGACTTGGAAAGAACACCCTCAATATCAACCTCGAAACGATCTCCGCGCTTCCATTGGCCCGATCCGGTATGACCTAGCGTCATAACCTGTATCTCGTTCACAGGCGTTGGGCTTAGTGCGTCGTCAAAATCGTACTGAGGGACGTTCAAGAATGGGATGTTATCAAGTACCCAATCGCTATCAGTGCCAAGATTCACTAATCGCATCGGCTCGAAGTTGCCAACGACCAGCATGACGTTCTCGACTTGTGCCGTACGAACAGTTGATACGTCAACACCGCCGCTGTAAGTGGGCCTGATATCCGCGACCCTGGTGGTCTGAATGTTTAACCCTACAAGTTGAGAGCGAAAGATTGCGATATTGTCCCGCGTGAACTCCACAAGGTAATGACGATCATCCTCAACGCTGAAGTCTTCCAGCTTGGCATCACTGTCAACGCCGGTCTCTTGCATCAATATAAATGCCGCCGCAGTAATCGTAGACAGTCCCAGCCCTGTCGTGCCGACGCGGACAAGACGCCAGTAGCGAGCGTATACGCCCACCTTGATACGGAAGTCTTGAGGGTTAGCGCCGATCAATGGAACGTCACCGGCATCGGTGTATGTCACATCGTCCGATGAGTATTGGATTTTAAATTCATCGGAGGTATTGCCAGCGGATATGCTGATCTGGCGGATATCGACAAACTCAGTCTCAGAAACATTGGTTGCACCGCGATCCGCCTTGATTACAACGTAATTATCCGTCGTGCCAATGGGGACTGTGGTCGATGTCGTGGTTGTATCGGATACGCCTTCAAGGATAGATGGGTTGCCACCGTTCGGCATACTGCCTGTGTAAGCCCAGTTGGCTAAGTTGCGTGTGGTCTGAGTAATAAACTCAGTACCCGGACGGCGCTTCATCCCGCCTTGTGGAACGATCACGACGTTCTCAGCAGTCTCGACAGCCTGATAATACTGATTGATATCAATGCGGCCCTTGAGTAGCGGAGATAACTCGCCACTTACAAAGCTAGACTGAATAAATCGAGTCTTAGCCATTAGAGCCTCACATTAGTGAATGGGTTACTTCGTATGGGTTGCGTAGGATGCTGTTGAGAGTCCGTGAATCGAGCCATACGGGACGCATTCACATAGGCCGCGGCCATCTCACCCCTAGCTGAAGAACTGTCTCTAATGCTTGCGGCGAAGTCCATAGCCAGTGCGTACTCAATCATCTTGGAAAAGTACACGGGCCATTCATCTTCAGTGACGTTTGCAATGTAATCAGCGTACAGGGCTTGCGATGAATTGCTGTAAACCTTATCGCCGTACACCTGATAGTTAGAATCAGGGGTAACAGTGATTAGGAATAGTAAATCAGTGGGTAGCTGGTAGATGCTCTTCCACTCATTAGGATCAGTCGGGGTATCTGTCAGCAGAGATATCTGCGCCTTACGACGTGCAAAGCCCCAGCGATGCTTCGTTAGCTCGTTCTGGACAATGTTGTCGTATAAGTTGTTCGCGACAGTCTCGCGCCGTGATCCACCAGTAAGTGAATTAATCGGAGTATCACCAATTAGAATCAGTGCATTGCTAATTAAGTCGATCTTGCTCGCCATAATCCACCCAGAAATAGAATGGCCCCCGAAGGGGCCGAGTAAGACTTATGCAGTCTTGTCGTACTGAACCTTAACCAAACCACCTTCGTCGCGGACGACAGAGCCAGCCTTCAGCATACCGTTGGTAAGCCAAGAGGTCTTCTCAGGAACGTAGTTGATCTCAGTCTTCATATCGATACCGATAGCAAGACCGACAGAAGGACGCTGGAAAAACCAAGAGTCCACGACGTTAGCCGCTTCAGTCAGTCCGCCTTCCGCACGAGTTTCAAGGATGATGAACTGGAAGCCAACAAGAGTGTTGATCTCACCAGATACAAGAGCCTTGACAGCTTGGTAGTCAGAAGAAGTCGCCTTCTCATCAGCCAAGAGTCCACCCAAGCCACCAGCTTCGATAACAGCGAAAAGCTCAGTGTTTGGAACACCCTGATCACGAAGCTCAACCTGCGCCGAGTTTACCTTAGCGATAGTCAAGTTAGTGCCACCAGCCGCCACAGCAGTTGTCAGTGGTGTAGACGCGTCCATAGCATCGATGACAAGTTGGTCACAACGACGACCCAAGGCACCAGCGATTGTAGATGCCAGCTCTTGCTTCTCGTCAAAGTTTACGTCTTGTGCGTCAAAGATGTCTGTGAACTCAGGTGCGTTCCAGTTTGCGAGAGTCGCAGTCTTGAACTCGTGTCCTACGTTCATTGCAACTACATCGGCAGAACTTGCCTTCTGGTTTGCAAGGCCCTTGCCCATACGACGGAATTTGTAGGTATCACCTACGACGTTGTTTCGGAGTGTGACAGCGTTCTTAAGCAGGCCCATGTTTGCGTAGGCGTGCTTCACCATGCTGTCAAATTCAGTTACCGCTACTGCGGAGAGATTAATTGACATGATTCAGTCTCCTCTATGTCAAATTGAAAAAAAATGATTAAGAGATTTTGGACTGAGTACCCGATAGCCGGTCAGTCGTTCAACCTAAAACTACCGGGCCTTGTGAAAGGGGTATCCGATCTCGCTATGATACCACAAGAAGTGTATTAGCCAACAACACGTACATTGGGCTTATCACCGCCAAACTCTTTCATCATGCGCTGAATCTTGGCTTCGTGATTAGGATCGACAGACCGAAGGTACTGGCCGTTATCAGACTTCTTGTACATCTCTGATTCGATGTCTTCCCACGTAAGACCACCTGGCTCAATGTAACCATCAATCGGCAACTTAGCAGGGGCCGTAGACTTTACGAGAGCCTCGATTAGCTCGACAGCTTCAGCACTGTTCACGGCATAACGTAACCGCTCGTATGTATCGCCATCGAGATTGTTCTTCATGTACTGCTCGACAACCTTGACACGCTCTACACCGTTATCGCCTAGCTTCTGAAGCTCAACTTCCATTGATACTTCTTCAGCCGCCTGATCTTGAGCCGACAGCAATTCCCATGCGTCGTTCATTGCAGACTGAGACATGTTGGTCTT